AATCTCAAGAAAGGAGGCTATTCTATGAAAATAGTCAAAATTGACGCAAATCAACAAGCAAGTATTTTGTCCGAGAAAGCAACAGGAATTTCCGGTCATTTTGAGCGCATTCGCGATGGAGCGATGCCAAATGGTCGAAGTCCTCTATTCAAAGGTCAGTCTAGTGAATCGATCCAAGAGAAGTGGAAAGAAGTTCTATCCCGTAATGCCGATAAGTTTCCTAGATTAATGGCGTATGAAGATACGCGATGGTCCAAGTTTGGTCCACAAGGAGGTTATCCTCCACTAAAGGAACGTATGAGCGATCTTGAGCTCTACTTCTCACGACACAAACCTGCCCCGATCAGAAAATCTCCTGAGTATGATCAGATCATCAAAATTGTCCGAGAAAGATTATTTAAACGTCATTCTCTTAGAGCTCTCACTCCAGAGCAAGTCCTAAAACGTGATATTGAAGAGGACAAGGTCAACACAAATAGTGGACTACCAGACTTCAGTAAACGTAACGCCCCGGAAGTGCAAGCAAAGGCCGTTCAGGACGCTAAAAGCGGTAAGTGGAAAGAGTATCCCGCCGTCTTAGGTAGCAGAAGTATTAGACAGAAACCTCGGTTTATATTTATGTTTCCTATGTCAACTAATATAGTTGAAAAGCAGTATGTTGTACCTATTATGGATGCTATACGCTCAAATAAACTCTTAAGTTTTAGTGCTTGGGAGGGATTTGAAGACGTAGAAGTTGCCTTACATAAACAACACGCTTTTTCTGCCAGAATCAAGGTATCCATGGACTATAAAGGAATGGATCAGACTATGTCAGAGGATCAAATGCGTATTGTGTATGACATATGTGCGCCCGTCTTCCAACCCAAATATAGGGATGGACTATTAGAATCTCTTCTTCATTGCGTGAATATCCCGATCATGATTGGAGAAGATAAGATGATCGTCGGGCTTCATGGATTAGCATCTGGGTCAGGATGGACTAATCTTAGTGAATCTATTATGTCAGAATTCATTCATGAACTCATTAACCAAAGAGTACCGTTAGTTGGTAATCAATTACTAGGTGACGACGGTGCAATGACCCACAATGAAATTAATATTAATTTTGCACAGGTTATCCGAGAATGTTCTGATTTATGCGGCTTAGAAGCTGAAGAAGATAAACAGGACATATCTGAGGACACGCTTCACTATCTTCAACGTTTCTTCGATAAAGACATTTTAATTGAAGGAACTGACATAGTTGCAGGTAGCTATCCCACCGTATTGGCTCTCAACGCTGGGATGAATCCGGAGAGATTTCATGACCCCAAGAAATGGAATGCACGTATGGAGATTCTCCGTTGGATTATGATACTAGAGAACTGTCACCATCATCCATTATTCCACGAAATCGTGGATTTCTTTTGTGAAGGAGATGATTACCGTTTAGGTTTAAACATCCCAGGTTACTTTAAGAGACATATTGTCCGGGACTACAAAGTAGCTAAGACTATCAATGATTTCGTACCAAGCTATAATCAAGCTAATAAAACACGCTCGATTCTTGATTTTGATACGGTAAAATACCTTAAGAGCAAGGTTATGTCTGGGAAGAGAAAG